GACGTTCTCTAGTCGCCTTCTGAAACTCTCTTCCCGCCGCTTGTCAGGGCTGTAGCCGTTCTCGTATGCGGTGCCCACCTCTTCGCACCCCGCTGCCTTGGTTGCGGCTCTAAACTTGGCCTTTGAGGTGTACACCTCCCCCGTTGCGGGGTGCTTCGTTGGTGGCATCTCGTCCATGATTAATTGGTGCGACACGGTAGCGGGAAGCTCCAGCGCTAGGTGTGCTTCCACTACCCGCCGCTGAACAGGGCACCACTTGTAGACGCCACGGCTCATAGTCCACTCACGAAAAACAGGGCGATAAGCTCGTCATCGCGACGCCTCACTTCAGCCGATTTTCGCGCCTGAATTAGGGCGTTCCAATCGCGCTTGATGCGAGTTTCTGAGGCGTTGAGGGCATATGCAACCCTTTCAATTACCTCCTGCGGCACCTTCTCGGCTGGCACCTCCCGCCTTAGATACGAAAGCATGATGCGCTTCAAATCGCGCTTTTTCGGTTTTCGCTTCTTCTTTGTCCAAAGCGGAACATAGACGGTCGGAAAATGCCCGCCCACTACATTAAATTGCTTCGGGTTGAGTAGCAGAAACAGGCTCATTGCTGAGTGATTCTCCCCTCGCTTTGTAGCTCTTGTAGCGCCTGAAGTACAATGGCAGGGCGAAACATCTGAATAGAATTTAAGTGTGCGAGCAGCTGAGCGCGGTCAATGCTTCCGCCAGCGCGTTTTATCACCATCATAGTGTAGCGTTTAATTTGCTGAACTCCTGGCTTCTCATCGTCTACTAGTGTGATTGTTGGCATGGCTTCCTAAGTTGGCATTACTCGATAGGTCACTGTGACATAAGCTGTATAGGTTCCAACGGTTGATAGCCCGACGAGGGCTCCGTTTAATGCCTCGTTGTCGCCTCCGTCCCAATGCCCTGGCTGAATCACTATCGAATCAGGCGACACGCACAGCCCCAGGTCTTTTCCGTCGATACTATTGAATTGAGAGGTCTTCCATATCCTGTGGAAATGCCACGTTCCCGAAGCGAATCGGAACCGAATCCCCTCGCTCTCGTCTGCGCCAGCTCCGAGGGATGACGAGTCTGGGGTGTGAAGCGATGCGTGTATGCCATACACCTGAATTTTGGACCCTGCTCCTGGTGCTGCGATGATTTGTGTGTTTGTCGTTACGGCGAATGTAGCCGATGCCGTTAATATACGGTCGCTGTCGATTATCAGCCGTTTTCGCCTATCTGTGCTTAAGTCGGAACGGTCTGCGCTGGCACACGCCGTCAGCCCATCGTTATTGGTGACGGCATACCCGCCAACCTTAATTGGGTTTCCTGAGTCTACTGCGTCATGGGCCACTAGCGATGTGACATAGGTTTCGCCGCTTGGAGAAATGTCCGCTAGGTTGAGTGAGCCGTCGAGACTCCAGGTGCCGAGCACGTTAATACCGCCAGCGTCGATGCCTGTTGGTATCGCGGCGTTCCCGAATATATCCTTGAAAGCGATAGTGACTGGATTCGTTCCAGATACCGCCGCCCCCGCCGCGATGTTGCCCTGTATCTGCTGAGCACTCCCACCAGTGCGAGTATCAGCCACATGCAGCCGCCCGTCGCCATTTGTGTTGAGCGTTGCGTAGTCGCCGTCTGTTCCTGCGCTTGTGCTTGCGGTATCGGCGCGTCTTGTGAGGGCCAGTACACCTGCTGCTCCTGAGCTATGTACTGCGTCTTCTGCTAGCACGATATCGTCGATGAGCTGAAGCGCTGTAATCTCAGTGGTTTGATTCGCGCTTGTCGCTGCGCCCGTAGGTAGCGACACCGTCCCTGAGACGTTCGTGATATTCCACGTTCCTGACTGCGTAGCCGCTACCGTGCCATCTACCGTTAGACTCCCTGCGCCATCATCCACCGAGAGCGTCGTGCTGTTGTCGCTGACAGGTATCACGCTCTGATTTGACGCAATCGCGACCGAAATCGAGTTTGCCATCGTCTGCTGGCCCTCGTTCGGTAGCGCCGCTATCGTGACGTTGCCCGTGTCGCACGCTGTAACTTTACCGTTTAAGGTCGATAGCGTTGCCTCTGTTGCTGCTCCGGTCGGTAGAGGTAGAGATGCCGCATCTACCGTGATACTATTGCCACCATCCTGAATGTTGACCGCTGCCGCACCAGCGGCATTATCGACCGTTACGTTGTGCCCATCCGGTAGCTGTAGCGCTGCCGTTGCGGCACCAGTAGGAAGCGGCCAGGATGTGGCGTCCACCGTCAAACTTGCGCCGTTATCGTCCACCGATACGGGCTCCGATACCGTCACCGTTCCAGACACGGGAACAGTTCCACTGACCACCGACTCCGTGGTGCCGCTGCCTAAATCAAGGCGCATGTGTTGGATTTGCTTCCCTGCCGCCGTTTCTGATGTGCGTACAGGGATATCTGGATTACTCGATGCCGGAGCGTTCGAAACGTTTACATTATCAGCCACGGGTTACGCCTCCTGCATCTCCATGCCGGTTGCGTTCCCCTGAGCGTCTCTGATGATTTTCCCGATGCGCTTGCCACCTTTGCCACCATCCACATGCACCGTAATCGGTGGCGTGGTCTTCGCTGCCGCTTCGATAGCTAGCCGCTTTTCTTCAAGCAGTTTCTCGTACATCTCAAGCGCCACGCGCTGCTTATCGTTATCGATTTTGATGGCTTCCATCTGAGCCGTTACCGCCTGCATTCGCTGGTCGATTTCAGCCTTGAGAACCGCTTGCGCGTCCTTCGAATCGATTTCCTTAGCCTTTATGCCTAGCTCGGCCTCTAGCCTCATCTGCTCAAGCTGAAGCTTCGCGGCCTCTAGCTGTATCTCCGATTGCTTGAGTAGGAGTTCGTCTCGCCTAAGCTCAATATCCACCTGCATCTTTTGACTATCCAGCATCATCTGCTGCTGCTTTAGTTGCGCGTTTATTTGCGCCTCTTGCATCCTCGCCTGGGCTTGCGCCGCTCCTGGGTCAGGTTGCTGTTGCTGTGCCTTCTGCTGCATCTGCTGCAGCATGGTCCCTAGAATCGCCTCAAAGGTCTGCTCTAGCTCCTTGCCGCCTCGGTAGCTTCGGATGGTGAACTTCATGAGCTCCATGCCTAGCTGTCCCACGGCGGGATAGTTCGTCATGAGAGGCTCAAGCTGTTGTAGGAATCCACCCGCTGATGCGAGCAAGTCCACCCGCTGCTGGCGGTCCTGCTTCTCGTCCATCGCCACCATTGAGTCAGTCGCGATTTCGAGGGAATAGCATCGGTCGTCGCTGTCTTTGAGTAGAGCGAGCGCCTGATTGACTAGCTCAGGCGGCATCTTCATCACCTCATCTTCGAGGTTCGCCATCTCGATAAGCTTCATCGGGTCGAACTGCGAGCAGATGGCCTCCCCTAGCTTGGAGATGGCTTTGCCGAAGAACTCATGCACCTGGCGCTGCCGTAGCGAGAATCTGGCGTTGAAGAACTGAGCTTTAATCTCCTGGGCCGTTGCCGTCTCTGCGGGGTTAGTCATGCCGCGAACGATGTCAGCGGCTCCGGTGGCCTCGTACACCTTACCCAGAGCCAATTCCCGCTGCTGTACTAGCACCTCAAGCGCTCGCACGTATGGCTCAATCGGGGTGAACTCCATCGCCTCAGCCAAGCGCTTTGCCGTGGTAGGCACAGCGATGACATCAAGGTCACCGCTAAAAATCTCTTTTAGCTTCTCCGCTATCGTGTCATCTGCCGCGATGTTCACCCTGATGGCCTTGGTTACGGCATGAATGCGCGTCGTCAGGCGCTCGATTTCGAGTAGCTGGTCCTCTAGCTCGGCATAGTCGGAAACCGGAATAACCGAATCCAGGCTTAGGTTTTGAACGATATCGACGCAGGGATAGAAGCCTTCGTATTTAAGCGGCGGCTCCCCTGCCTCTAGAATGGATTTCTCGCCCCGCTTGGAAATCCAGTAGACCTTGCCCGATACTTCGCACCAGATTTCCCAGAGCTCGGCCTTTTTCTCGTATTTGTTGCCGTCGCCCCGCCTAGCTATCTCGTCAGGAAGAACGTCGAATTTAAGCTTATTAGCCGTACCGCTTCCGAACATCGCCTCGGCCTGGTCGCGCCTTAGGTAAGCCCGTCTTCCACGCCATTCGATTTCAGACTCATCACGCCCGCATGAAACCAGGTAATCCCTATAGTGTGGTACCTCTAGCACCACCCGCTCATCTGCCACCTCTTCGGCCTCAATCACCGTCTCCCTGATGCCGTCCTCTTCGATTTCGGCAGCCTCTACGGTCTTCGGCCTGATGTCTGCCTCATACCTTGCCCAGAGCGACGAACGGCCCGTTAGGAGGTACTGAAGCACAGCGCGGTTGGCTACCTGGTCAAATAGAAAATGGGTATCGATGCTGTACTGAGCGGCACCCTCGGCGACTCGAGCCGCAAGCGCTGCCGCTGGTCCTCCCCGCTTCTTTCTTAGCGTTGATTCAACCTTCGGCTTTTGGCTGTAGTAGGCAGGGAGGAGGGTAGTCGTTACCATCCACCAGGCGTTAAGCTTTCGGCTTCCGCTCTCTAGGCATTTTTCGGCCTCGAAGAGCTTCACCGATTTCTCGGCTTTTTCGATGAATTTCCGGTCTTCCTGCTGTTGCTCAGCGCGGGTGATTTCCCCAGACCAATATTGCTCGGTGTATTTCTCGGCCATTAAACTTTGCTGCGGGCTTGCTCACGTCGAACGTTTTTCACGTAATCCGCTACCCTTACACGGCCTTTTCTAACCGCTGGCCCCTTGGTATCAAAGCCATCCTTTTCGATGGGACGGCTCATGCAGAGATACCTAGCCGAATCCAGCGCATGGTCGTTCATGGTTGTGTCCAGGTCTTCCGGCTTCCGCTCATCATGCTGAATCGTCTGAAGCTGCTCGATGAGGTTTCGGCAGGTGTGGAAGATGTAAAGAAGCGGGATTTCAGGCGCTAACCGCTGCCGTATCTGGGACCACCCCGCAAGCCGCGTATTGTCGGCAGGGGTCAGGATGAAGCCCTTCCCGAAATTGTAAATCTGTTCGGAGATTGAGGGGCCGCCATCTTCCTTGAAAATAGACGGGTCAGCCACCCGCTGCGTTAGCTCCTCCCCCTGCGATAGCTCTTTCAAAAGCTCGCCAATCTTCGGATTTGGTAGCTGCCGCCCGTAGGTTTCGCGGTAGAACACTAGCGAGCCCTTAGGGTATGGCACCTCCCGCCCTGCGTCATCCTTCCCGCTCGATACCGCTGCCCATAGCCCGCAAAAGGGTGATGTGAAGCCCCAATCGAATCCGAAATGCCTTGGCCAGTGCTTCGGTATGGGGAATGGTTCGATGATGTGGCGTGGCCCGAATTCGCTAAAATAGGCACCTGCAACCACGTTCCAATCGCCTTCTAGCCACATCCGAACCAGCTCGGCAGAGCCGACCAGCTTTAGGCGCTCGATATAGTCAGGGTCGCGTTCTAGCAGCGTGGGGTTATCGGTCACCTTTGACGGGATAAACATTCTGGACCATCTCGCCCCCTCTTCGGCGATGGATTGAAAGCCCCTGGGGTTGTCCTGTATGCCGTAGCGGTCCCGCACCCACTGATGCCCCGCTCCCCCTGGGTTGCCTGTTGCCCTGATGCGCTTCACTGGCACCTCGGCCTCTGCCCACCGCAAGCAGGCAAACAGCATCAGGAATGCATCGGGCTCAGCCCATTGGGTGAGCTCATCGAACGCTATCCAGCCGAATTGATGGCCTTGGTATCGGGTCGCGTCCTGTAGGCTTTCCAGGTACCGCATCCGAAGACAAGCGCCCGAGGAGAAGCGCCATTCCTTTGCTTGCTCATGCCAAACGCCCCCCTGGGAGGGGTACATCTCATGGCTTCGCCTGATTACCTCTTGGAGCTCGGGATAGGTGCGCCGGATGAGTATTCCCTGCCAATGGCGGCCAAACTCTTCTACGTCCTGAAGATAATCGGCGAGCAGGAAGTCAGACTTGCCCCCACCTCTTGCGCCGCCGAAGAACAGTTCGGGAACGAAGCGGGCATCGATAGCCGCCGCCTGTGGCCCTGGATGGGGTCGCCAATTCATTTCTTAGGCTTCCAGCGCTCCTGCCACTCCTCGAAGCTCTTAGCTGGTGGCGGTCGGTCGATTCCTGCTTGAATCTGGATGGCGTCGCCATCTGGCCCCGATACCTCTACCGCTTGCGCTGGCTTGCCCCATCCGTAGGCGAGAAGCCCCATGGCAGCGCTCACTGAGGCTTTACCCTCAGAGCCTCGCATCCATTCCACTAGCTTCAAAACAGCTTCCTCGGTGTACTGCCGCGCCAGCTCTCGTACTACTTTGTTTTCTTTTGGTCGGCCTTTTGGGTTGCCAGACGCTCCCTTTTTCCAGGGCATTGTTCATTCTTGAAAAACAAATGCGGTTTACCTAGTGAATTTGCACCGCCTGAGCCTTGTATCCAAGCCTTGGTTTTCTACCCGCTGGCTGCCCGTGCCTGATTATCTTCCGCATGTGTAGCCGTCGCATCATCTCCTCTTTCGGTGTCTCGGCCAGCTCTAGCCGTACCATCTCAGGGTCAATGCCCACCGCTTCACAGCACCAACGGAACGAGAAGGGCTCCGAATCATCGGTGAAAAGCCACCTCTCTGCGTCTGCTTTGAGCGTTTCCCTGAGCCCCTGCTGGTAGACCAGGATGCCCGAAACAGCGCTTCCGTGGCTCTCGCAATAGTCGTAGATGGCCCTTTGAATCACCGCGATGATTAGCCCGATTTCTGCCTCTGCGGGATTCTTGGCATCAACGCTGATGTCAAATAGCCGCTCACCTCTGCAAAGAATGGCTTTGATACCCATAACCTCCTTGAGAATATCCCCTTGTCAAAGCAACCAGCTTGCTTGACGTGACTCGATTGTTGACCTTCTCGCACCCGCTTCAGTCCATGCCTGGAGCGGGTGTTTTTACGTCTCGTATAGTTCCACCCCATGAACTGCTTTCATCAGCTTCTTCTTCAGCCTGTAGATGGGTGTTCGGTACCCTTTCGAGTCCTCCACTACGTGCTGCCCATTGGGTAGGTCATACTCGAAATCTGAGATGTACTTGCAGATGAGCACCCCGCCTACCTCGATGCGGTAAGTCACCTGGCGCTTTAGGTTGGAAATCTCCTTCGCTCTTTCCATCCAGAGCAGGGCTTGGTATCGGGCCGCTTCGCGTTTCGAGTCGAAGCGCTCGCCGTTAATTTCAGTTTTCTTCGCTCGATACTTATTCACCCACCGCCCCGAAGTTGAGAACCTCCTGGGCCAATCGCTTGGCCGCTATCTCGCAATACTTCTCCTCAATTTCGATGCCGATGGCCTTGCGGCCTAGATTCTTTGCCGCTACTAGCGTTGTTCCGCTGCCCATGAACGGGTCTAAAATGGTTCCGCCTTCAAGGGATGCCCGATTGACCAACCATTTCCATTGAGCCATAGGCTTTGCGCATGGATGGTCGATTCTGTTCGCATCGTTAGGGTATGTTTGGCCGAGACTATTAGGTCTTGAGCCTCGCCCCATGGCGAGATATGGGCATTTGCCATAAAAAAGAATTGGCTGAAAACAACAGAAGCCCCATTTTGCGAGCCCCGTTCCCGCCGCTGAGAAGAAACATCCGATGTCATCCGGTTTCGGATATTCCCACATCAGCCGGGCGCCTGGAGTTAAAGCTGCTCTTTGATGTATAAACAGCGCCGCTCGAATCACGGGCAGCACTACTTCCCGAATGTATTCTGGAGAGTCATCGAAGCGAGTATAGGAATCGCCGCGCTTTTTTGTGTTATTTTTGCCCCTATGCTTTGCGACTTTCCCCGACAATCCCACCCCATAGGGCGGGTCAGTCAGCACTAAATCCACCTTCGGCAACGTCGGCAGAATCTCCTGACAATCGCCGTGGTATATCGTGCAAGCGCTGTCCTGATAATAGGGCTTCACACATCCCCCAACGGCTTCTCTGTCGTCTGCGCCTTCTTCCCCTTCCTGCACCGCTCCACTAGAACATCTGTGCGCTTTTCGCTTCGGTCCCACTCCTCCATCAGGTCTTTGAGAGATGATGGTGCGACCCACTGGAGCAGCGTTCCCTTTGCCGCTTCGAG